CCTTCTTCAGATCCTCGATGCCGTCCAGCGTGCCGTCGTCCTTCAGCTTCATCTTGCTGTAGTCCGTGGCGTTCAGGATGGCCTCCAGGGTCTTCTCGCTGATCTTTTCTTCGGTCAGCAGTTTCTTGTACGCCGCCTTTACCTTGGCAGTCGTCGCTTCCTGAGCGACCTGGGCCTTGTAGTCGTCATGAGCCTGCTTTTCCTGCTCATACTTGGCTTTCCAGTCCTCGCCGCCCTCGAGATCCGAGATTTTCTGTTGCAGTCCGGGAACCTTTTCGGCTTCTGTCTTGTACTTGGTCACATCCCGCTTCGCGTCGTCCAGCTGATCCTTGATCGGATCAAGGACGCCCCTGTGGCGCTCGGCCAGCTTTGTCGCGATCTCGTCGGTGTATGCCTCTCCAAGAACCTCCCGGATAAATCCTCTCGTGAATCCCTCTGATGCCATATTTATTCCTCCCATTTCTTCGGGGCCAGTTCCTCGGCCCTACGGAGTTTTTTTGACCGCCTGCGCGCATTGCTTCGGCGCAGGTTCTGATCTTCACCCATGATTTTACGGGAAAAGCAAGAGCCCGGAAAGGAAAAAAGTGTCAAAAATGCGGAAAACCATTCCCGTTTTTGACAATTTTTCGCTTCCGGTTCGTACAAAGTACGATTTTCACTTGTACATAGTCCGGTTTTTCATGCAAACAAAAAAACAGCACCGGAGGGTGCTGTTTGCATCACTGATGATTTACGCGTTCTTCATGCAGCTGTCCAGGATCTTCCTGTACTCGCCCGTGTGGTTCTCCGCCGCCGGCCGCAGGAACGGCTGCGCGGCGACCTTGCTCCCGCTCGCGGTGAAGTGCCCCAGCTCCACGAAAGGCGCGTATTCCACATTGGAGCCGATCACTTCCGTGTCCTTGTCCAGCTGCTCATGCGTGATCGAGTTCCGCAGGTTGCCGGTGTCCACCGGACAGAGCCTCTTTGCATAGCTCTCCGCCTTCCCGCCGATGATCTCCAGGGCCTTGTCCTTCGCATCCGCCATGCCGTTCAGGACCTTATGAACGTTACTGATGAATGTGCAGCTCATCCTTTCACCTCCCCGGCGTCCGGTACGGGCACGTTCCCTGGTTGTTGATCACGTACCCGGGCTTGTGGTCCGGGTTCGGGTACATCGCGCAGTTCGCCTTGTCGTACCGGTTCTGGAACGGATCGTCACCGATCCCCCACAGCGTGCACTCCTTGCATTGCCGGCAGAAATCCTGGTGCGTATTGTCGCTCAGAGCCTCGTTCAGGTGCCGCTCCGTCACATTCTTGTCCATCTGCATCCCTCCGCTTTGATTATACCGCTTTTCGATCACGGTTTCCAGCGCTGCTGGTGATCCTGGTTGATGACCTCCATGTCAACATAGATCTTTCCGGTTCGACCGCTGCGCTCTACTTTCGTCACCCGGAACTGCGTGCCCTGGTTGACCAGCGTTTCGACCTCAGATCCGAAGGATGTCTGCTTGCGCTTTCCGTCCCAGTCGTAGTCATGTCCGCCGTAATGGCTGAAGGGCTCGACATACATCATCTGCGTCCCGCTCGGGCAGTAGATGTTCAGCAGAACGCCGCCGCTCTGGTGGACGTTCAGGCCCGCGCCCTTGTTGCTTCCGCAGCTCATAAAGCCGTATTCGATCGGCGTGGTGCCCAGGATCGCCTGCTCCAGTTCCTTCTGGCTGCCGTGTTCCAGCATGCTCATCGGGATGTTGAAGAATTTGTCCATGTTTTCATACCGGCACCCGCGCTGGAGCCAGATATCCTCCGCGTATGTGCTCCTGGAGATCAAATCTGTCATGGCGTTCAGCTGGCTCCCGTTTCGCTTGTATCCTGCGTTCAGGTCCGTGTTTCCTACGCCCAGGTACCGGTTCGTTCCGTACTCGATACCCCGCAGCGGCTCGTTGAACTTTGAATAGCTCTGCGTGTAGTCGATGATCGCGGTCTTCTCCGGTTTCGTCGCCGTATTCCATACATTGCCGGATACGTCCCGCAGATGTCCGTCCGCTTCCCTCGGCGTCTTCGACCATACCGCCTTGTCCTTCCGCTCCTGCGTGTACGCTTCCGGCCCGAAGGGCGTTTTCTTCTCTCCGATGGCTCCCAGGCTCAGTCCTGCGCCCGTCTGCGCCTTTGCCCCGGTGTTTGATCCACCGGAGGCCGCAGCCGCCTTCTTGGCCGTCTTTTTGGCCTTTTTCGCCACGGCCGGCGCAGCAGCTGCCTTCGCGTAGCCGACCTGGTCGTACAGATCCTGCACCTTCTTCAGGGCCTCGTTCCGCTTCGCCAGCAGCTGGCCCTTCTGCTCGAACTCGTTCAGCAGTTTCCGCTTCTTCTCCAGGTCCTTGATCTTCTCATCCGTGGCCCAGGATTTCCCCTCGGCCTGCGCCTGCTTATACTTGGCGATCTCCGTGTCGTAGTAGTCCCGCTTGCCCTGGATCGCGTCCTTCTTCGCCGGGTAGTCCGCCAGCGTGACGTCATCCTTCCAGATCCCGCTGTAGACCTTGTCCTCCTTCACGTTCTTCTGGACCAGGGCCTTCTGCGCCTCCGCCAGTGAGATCTTCGCGGCGTTCAGGTCGTTCAGGGCGCTGCCTTCCTTCGCGGCCTTCCACTCGTCGTAGTTCATGTCCGTGATCAGCTGGCCCGTCTCGTTATCTCGCCGCATGGTGTCCGTCGGATCGTCCGGGAAGTCCTCATACTCGTAGATCAGCGTGCACCGGCAGTTATACAGGTTCGCCGGCACCGATCCGGCGCTTCCCGTATCTCCCGGGAACATGATCTTCCCCAGGTCGCTCTGGAAAGGCTCGTCCACGTCCACCGTCTGCCCGTCCAGCTTCGCGTGGACGTCGCGCGTCCGTCCGTCCAGGGTCGCCAGCCACCGCTTTTTCACCTTGATGCCCATGGCCTTGGCCTCATGCAGCATCTCCATCCGGCCGCCGTTCTGCGCGCTCGTCATGGCTGTCCTGGCATACCTGATCATGGCCTTTTTGTTCGTCTCGCCTGTTTGCACGGCGATCCGTCGCGCCAGCTTCGGGATGCTCTCGCCCTGGATGATCGCCTGGGTCACCGCGTTCGCGATGATCTTCTGGTTCCAGGCCTTGTCCTTCTTCCCGTTGACCACCTTCCGCGGGATCAGCTCCGGCTTCTCCTTGATCAGCCGCTTGACGCTCCTCTCGTCATAGACCGAGAACATCAGGTTCACCTTCGTGTCCTGCGTCAGCTGGTAGCTCTGCCAGTTCGCGTTTTCCGCGAAAACGTGCAGCGTTTCCCCGTTGATCATCCCCATGGCCTTCTGGTTAGCGTTCAGCAGCACCCCGGAGCACTGGTCGATCTTTTCGTCCAGGATCTTCTTCATCTGGTGCTGGCTGTTGACCCATGCAACCAGCTCAGCATGCGTCATGTCGCCGCTCAGGACCGCCGCCTGCTTCTCCGCCAGCTGCTTCTGGAACTGATCCGTGAACTCCTTCAGCGTGGCCGTCAGTTCCTTCTGCGCCTGGGTGTAGATCTGTTTCAGTTCCTTCGCCAGCTTATCGTCCGCCGCCGTGGTCGCCGCCAGGCCCGGGTCTTTCGCTGTTTGCGTCTTTCCCAGGAGGCCCATGCTCTTCTTCGCGTTCTCGAACTGTTTCGTCACCTTGGCGTATTCCGCCCCGGTGATCTTATTGCTCAGGAACTGCTTGACCATATCGGACTGCATCTTGTCCAGCTCGGCTTCATACTGGTCCTTCGTCCAGCCCTCCGCCGCCGCCTTCTTCTTCAGCGCCGATATGTACTTGTCCAGGGTTTTCGGCGTCATCAGGCCTCACCGCCCTCGTCCTCTTCCTCTTCTTCCTCGTCTTCGTCCTCGTTGTTTGCGTCATCGAAGCGGCTGTAGCTCTCTGCGTCCTTCCGGGCCAGGATCGCGTCCACCTCGTCCACCGTGACGAACGGCAGCTTCTCCAGGATCGTCTGATCGTCCAGGTACGGTGCCGCGGAGATCACCATGTCCGTCTGCTCCTTCTGGTTGCTCACCCGGTTCCGCTTGAACAGGGGAGTATCCTCCACGCCCATCATCGCCAGGATCTGCTGCACGAACTCGATGATCTCGTACTCGAAGTCATCGGCCTCCTCGTCCATCGGCTGGTAGCCGGCGTCGATGTGGTCGTTCGTGCTCCCGGCTTCCACCGTGTGCACGTCGAATCCGCCCCAGTCTTCGTAGATTTGGTTCCTCAGTTGCGTCAGGCTCCGCTCCCTGGCCTCCACCGGGATGTCCTGCGTGTATCCCTGAATCTTGCTGTTCTCGCCGTCCACGACCGCCATGTGCTGAAGGATCAGCCGGTCCAGCAGCTGCCGCTTGTCGCCTTCGCTCATCCCCATGGCACCGCTGATCAGCCAGTACACCTGCGGGATGTCGACCACGTCGTTCGCAAACCCGGACAGGATCATGTCGTACGCGTCGAGCTTCGCCTTCATATTGTCCAGCGCGCCGTCCTTATTCTCCCCGGAATACAGCGGGAAGATCGGGAGCATCGTCAGGTTCTCGGCTCCGGTGACTTCCTCGCCGAAGGCCTCGCTCTCCTCCACCGTCTCAATGTACGGCTTCATCGGCTCCTTCAGGGCCAGCCCGCTGATCCCGTACTTCTTCTCCGGCGTCTGATACTTCTCGTATCCGTCCTCCGTGTACAGCACCGCCGTGATCGGCCGCTTGCCCCAGTCAAGGCTCCAGAACCTCACGCCGCCCCGCAGCGCGCCGGTCTCCTCGTCGTACAGCGCCAGGAACTCGGTCTTTTTGAACAGCGTGTACTGCCATTCCGGCTTGTTGAATCCCTTGTGCACATACAGATAGGCCGCGCCGTTGGAAATCGCCCAGTATGCCGTCCGCTTCAGCATCCGGTCGAACTTCGGCCCCAGCATCTTCTTCGTCCGGTCCACCGTGCGCGTCTCGCCGTTCACGATCTCCTTCTTCTTGCTGGCGAAGCTGATCCCGTTTCCCAGGGAATAGCTGCACCGTGACTTCACCAGGCGGTGGATCATCCTGTTCCGCACCTTCAGGTTGTGCTTCGTGAAGTCCGTCTCCGGCAGTCCGGCCATGTTGTAGATGATCCTCATCACCTTCAGGATCTCCACGTTCCTGCCCGCCATGTACTCCTGCTCCTCGACCGCCCGTTTATACTCCTCGCTGTTCCGGTAGGTCGTGATCGCGCTCTGCAGCCATTTCAGCTTGTTGTCGGCCCGCTCATAGTCCTGGTATGTAATCAATCCTTCTCACCTTCCTCTGCTTCTTCCTGGGCATCCTTTTCAGCCGTCGGCACCATTACCTCCGCGTCCCATGGCATCGTCCGCCACAGCCTGCGTTCCAGATCCTCATGATCCGGCATGTTCTGCTCCTTCCTCACCGTGAAAACGGCGACCTGTATTCTCCTCCGTCCTGCCGGTCCAATATCCTCACCACACAGGCCGCGGAGTCCGGTGCGTCATCATGCTCCGCGTCTTCCGTGTAGGAAAGAATCTGATTGAGATACTCCTGATCGGTGCCCTCCAGCCACACGATGTCCTTCCACCATTTCCGGAGGAAGGTGGAGATCTTGATGTACTTGTTCTCCTGTTCGCTGTATGGCGTTGCCGGATGCCCCGCCCGCACGATCTCCTTCGCCAGGTAACCCTTGTCGCCGTTCTTTTCGCACCAGACCGACCCACACTTCAGCCGCCTGGCCTCCTGCACGCAGACCCCCAGCACCGTGTCCACGTGTTTGCGCCACATCCGGCCGTACATGTAGATCTTCGTCCCGCGCCTCCGGCCGTTCGTGTACGCCGTGTAGTCCTCGCCGTCGTAGGCTGCGTCAATGTGCGTGATCCCGTCCCGCAGCAGATCCGCCGGTTCCGATCCCGCGCCCAGGATCTCCTCCGCCATCTCCTTCGTGATGAACACCGGCGGATCTTTGAACAGCGCGCCCTCCGCCGCGATGTGCACCAGCTCGTAGTTCGCTGCGAAGAGGGAAGGCGCCATGCTCTGGCGCAGCGCCTCGATCTCCTCCTTCGTCAGCAGCCCGGTCGAGTAGCAGTCGTACTTCTCGGCCTCCGGCATCAGGCTGAAGGCGTCCTCCTTGTGCCAGGGCGTTCCCGTGTTGATGATCCGCCCTCCAGGGTTGCGGATGTTCAGCAGTTCCTGGTACACCAGCTTCGTCCGCTCCCGCTCCGCCTTGCTCTTCCGGTCCTTCATGTTCACGATGTCGTCCGTGAAGATAAAGTCGAAGTGTTTGCCGGTAATGGAGCCGCCGATACCCATGCCGACCAGCTGCGACGTGCCCCGGCTGTCCGTGGTCAGGTTCGTGGAGATCTCCATTGCGTTGTCCACCGTCAGCCGCAGCGTGACCCCGTAGATCACCTGCACCAGGTAGATCACCTTCGGATTCTGAAGGATCTTGCGGACCTGGTTGATGATCTCCTTGACGTCATCGTCCGTCTTTCGTGCAAACAGCGTCCGCTTGTTCGGCAGCAGGATCAGGATGATCACCAGCACGATGGACAGGCAGGTCGTCTTGTACGCGCCGCGGTGGCCCTGCAGCGTCATGTCTCCGTCCCCGGAGATCATCTTCCGCATCCACTTGCCGTGCAGCGCCTTCAGCTTCGTGAATCCGACCATCCGCCCGAACTTCTCCGGGTGTTTCACCAGGAAACTGACCGCCTCAGCTTTGGTCATCGATCTCTTCCCCTGTCTCGATCACGCCGCCTGTTTTCCCGCATCCCGGGCACTCCAGGTCCTTCAGCTGCGTTCCCTCCGGCCGGACATCAATCCACCGCCGGCAGCACCGCACGCAGATCACCTCGCTGACCTTGTGCGGCATCTTCTCCTCAATCGGCGTGATCATGTTTGCGCCACCTCCCTGATCCACGCCTGGATCGCTTCGTGAGTATCGCCATCGATCACCTTGTCCATCAGTTCCTCCCGGCTGATCGACAGGATCGCGTCCAGCCGTCCATGGTCAACCTTCTGGATCTCATCCACCCGCGTCCTGATCCACTCCATGAACTCATTCAGGATCTGCTGTTTGCATGAGTCCGTGATCCTCCTGGCGTTGACCATGAAAAACGCGTCATACGACGTCCGGGCCACCATGCCGGGATACTCTGCCGGCCGGTGCAGCCGGTTCTCCTCCGTCACGATCAGGTTCCGCCGGAAATTGCAGTACGTTCCGGGGTCCTGCGCTTCCGGACCAGTCGTCACGCTGCCCGGCCGCCTGATCCAGGTGTAGACCGGGCAATGGCTCTTGATTGCTCCGATCCGCTTGTTCGTTGTCCTGGCGAAGATCACCGCGTTGAAGCAGCTGTCCTCGTTGAACGTCAGCTCCTCCTCGAACCGGATGCCCTCCCGCTGCAGAAAGTCCCGGTTGTAGATCTTCCCGTGGCAGAACACGAACACCCGGTAGTCCGGGATCATGAACACGACCCCGTTTTCCTCCTGCCAGCACTTCGTCCACATCATGTCGAACATCCCGCGCACGTCCATGGACGAGTGCAGCACGTTCATGATGTCCTCCAGGGCGTAGATGTTGCTGAAACTGTCATCGCAGTCGCAGTACATCAGCCATGGCTCCTTTGTGTGTTCCATTCCCGCGTTCCTGGCCCGCGAGATCCCGCCGTGCGGGATGTCCAGCTGCTCGATCGGGAAGGAAAGATCCGCCAGCTTCTCCTCCGGCAGCCGGTGGCCTCCGTCGTTCACCAGGGTGACCCTGATGTCCTTCCAGTCGATGCACCGCTGCAGATCCAGCGACAGGAACAGCTTCCGGCAGACCTCCCAGGGCTCCTTGTAGTGCGTGATGATGATGTCAAGCATGTGAAATCACCTCGTGCCGGACAATCTCGCTGTCAATCTCGAAGATGTCGCTGTAAATGTCGGCATCCTCGTCATAACAGGCGTGAACCCATTGTGAAGCAGATCCGACTTCTTCGTTTACAATCCACCAGATTGCGCCGCATTCCTTCGGATATCCGACCCGGATCACTGTGCCATCCTCAAACCAGATCCGGACGTCTGCTTCATAGCATCCGATCTCGTCCTCCTGATACTTACTTCCCTCGATCTCCACCAGGTCATCCGATGCCCCATAAATCCTGATCATTTTTCCTCCTCCTGTTTGCATGACTGCGGCCCTGCGCCGCCGCACGGGCAGTACGCCCCGTGCTTGTACCCCTCTTTCCAGGCTTCCGTCTCGTCCGGGTTGTACGGCTCGTCCAGCTCCGCCGCGTGGACCCCGCGCCACCAGTCCCTGCTGCGATCCCTCAGGGTCTTGTCCTCTTCCATGATCGTCATGTCCTCCTGTTTGCATGAAATCCGGATAGTTTACTTCACCTTCGGCGGCTGCGGCACGCGGATCGGTTTCCAGTACCTCGGCGTGACGATCATCATACCGCCGTCTTCCCACCATCCATCCGCCTCCCCAAACCAGGCACAGACAACCGTCCTCGGATCTTCGTCCATGGTTCGCCTGACCGCGTCGATTACGTCCTCGCCATCCAGTGGAATGATGACGTCATGCCCGTACACGGCCCCGAAGCAGAGCTGCCCCTCTTTCGGCATCCTCTTCTTGCAGTCAATCCATCTGCTCACGCTTTCCCTCCTCAGAACTCCGGTTCCTTAAACTGCACCGCCTGGAGCGGCTTCTTCGCCAGGATAAACCCCTGGAAGATAAAGCACTTCTCGCCCAGGTCGTCGCCGGTCCTCATGTAGTACACCAGGGCGTTCTCATCCCTCTGGATCTGCTCCTGGATCTCCTTCTCGTCCTTGCCCTGGTACACCAGCTCGCGCTCGATGTACCCCCCCCCGGTGAAAATTTCAAGGCTCATCTTTTTGATCATCGTCCCCGGCCTCCTTGATCTCCCGGTTGATCCGGTGCATCTCCTTCAGCGTGTCGTCCATGATGATCACCCAGGCATCCGCACGCCTGATGTGCTTCTCAACCTGGGCCTTTGCATGCTCAAAGCGCTTATCCTGCTGCATGAATTCCCGCTCCAGCTGCTTTTTCTTGCTCATCACCGGCCTCCTTCCGCCGCGTCCACCAGCGGCAGCCCTGTCAGGCATCTGCATGAATCCCACTTGATCATATAGCCGCAATTCGGGCAGTAGTTGTCACTGATCGCTACCCGGTGCCCGCAGTTCCGGCACGTGTAGTAATCCTTCAGCACCTGCCCGGGCCAGTATCTCGGCTTCACGCCCTCGGCCTGATTCCTGTGATACTCCAGCCGGTTGATCACCAGGTCAGCCCAGCAGGCCCGGACGTCCTCCTTGACATACCTGATTGCTTCATCAATCCCGCACATCATGAGTCTCCGGCCTCCTTCACCATCTGCTCGACCTCGTCGATCACGCCAGGATCGACCTCCGCCATCATGACCTTGTCGATCGGCTTGAACCCGGCCGTGTCGCGCAGCAGTTCCCAGAACTTGCTGTTGCCCTTTGCGACCTCCTTGACCGCCACCCGGACCATCATCTGCCCGCCGGTGATCTTCTCGCCGTCCTTGCCGGTGGCGACCTCTTCCTCCATCCACAGCTGACAGAGGCGCCGGAGATCGCCCTTTTCCTTCCTAGCGATCCCCGACAATCTTCCGGCCTCCCGCGCTCGTTCGTCCGTCGTTGAGAATCTCTTTCCGGGCAGGGTGGACGTGTCCTGTTTAATGAACCGCCCTTTCTCGTCCCTCAGGGCCTGTTTCCGGCCCTTCTTGTCTTTCCCTGGCATTTATCCCACCTCGCGCTGTGCGGCCGCCTGGAAGCGGTCATACTGTGCCACCTGGGCCAGCATCCGCTTCAGGTGCTTGCTCAGATCTCTCCTGTGCACCGGTCCCGCCTTCTTCATCTCCTGCCGTGTTTGCATGATCTTCTCCATCAGCTGCTCCCTGTTCATCGTTTGCCCTCCTGTTCCATGCTTCTACCGCCTCGTCTTCTGTATCGAATGTCCCGCCATAGTCTTCATCGTATCCAAACAGCAGATCACATTCATTGCAGACCACACAGTAATCGTGATTTCTGCTTGGCCTGTGTAGCCTCGGCTCAACTTTCCAGATATAAGCTCTTCCGCCGCAGAACGGGCACGGCTTCAGTCCTTCAGCCACTGCCGATACACCTCCGTCGCGATGTTCGCCATCATCACCGGCGGGACGCTCATGCCGCAGACGTACTGCGGAGACTCAGATCCGAAGTCGTAGTCCTGCGGGAACGTCTGGATATTCACGAAGTCCATATCTCCAAAGGCCATGGCGTCGTAATCCCGGTACATGCCCCCGCCGCTCGTCAGGGTGCAGCTGACGTCGCTGTCCGCCACGATGTTCACCGTGAACCCGGTGTTCTTGCCCTTCCAGCGCATGTTGATGTCTCCCATGCACTTGTCTCCGGGCCTCCGCATCTGCAGCAGCTTGTACGCCTGTGTGGTCGGATCGACCGGCCGCCCGGTTTCGCTCCGCACCTCGCCGAAATGGATCGGACCCTCATGGAAGGCCAGCTGCAGCTTCGGCAGGATCAGATCCTTCCGCCGTGCGATGAATACGGTCCTTTCCCGCCGCTGCGGCACTCCCATATAGGCCGAATTCAGCAGGAACAGCTGCGGAACGTACCCCGCTTCCTGGAACGCCTTGAAGATCTCGTTCACGTATCCCTTCGCGTTGCCCTTGATCAGGCCGGCCACGTTTTCC